GAGGAGAGAGAGATGAGACTGGTATTAGACGTAGAGAATACTACGCAGAGGCGTAACGCTAAGCTACACTTAGATCCGTATGAAGAGGGTAACTTCCTTGTGCAGGTAGGTATGCAGAATGCTGATAATGCGGAAGAGACATTCCTCGTTAACATAGACCACTTAGAGGCAAAGGATACCAGTGGCGCTGGGCGTAAGCTAGTCCAGGACATCTTAGATATGACAACACTGTTGATCATGCATAACGCACAGCACGATCTGATGTGGCTGTGGGAGTGTGGCTTTAAGTATGATGGTGAGGTGTATGATACTATGCTTGCTGAGTACGTATTGCTACGTGGGCAGAAGGACATCCTGAGCCTAGACGGTTGTGCCCAGCGCAGAGAACTATCATCACAGAAAGATGATGCACTTAAGCGTTACTTTAAAGAAGGCTACAACACTAATGAGATACCGCTGGATGAACTTACCTATTACCTTAAGTGTGACCTTGATACTACTCGTGAGTTGTACCACGCAATCGAAGCAGACTACGCAAAGCAGGAGTCACAATCCCTCTGCACTGTACGAGATATTACGTTCAACACTTGCAGAACCCTCACTAGAATGTACATGTCAGGTTTTAAGGTAGACAGAGTAGCATTAGATGCTGTGCGTAAAGAGTATGAAGAAGAGAAGGCAGCAATAGAAGATAAGCTACAGCACAAGGTACGTGAGATTATGGGTGACACACCTATCAATCTTAACTCAAAGCCACAGATGTCTGAGGTAGTGTTCTCTCGTCGAGTAAACAACAAGAAAGAATGGGTGGACCTATTTGAGTTCACCAAAGATAAGAAAGAGTTTAAGCAAGCAGTAGAGGCTAACAGTACAATAGTACGCCGCACTAAAGCTTTTACCTGCCCTGAGTGTAAGGGTGTAGGTAGCGTATACAAGATAAAGAAAGACGGCACTAAGTTTGCTAGACCTAACAAGTGTAAGGACTGTGATGCACGTGGGTATCAACTAAAGGCTACTAACAAGTTAGCTGGACTAGGCTTTGCTGCACCTACAAAGAAGTGGATTAGCGCCAATGGGTTTAGCACAGGCAAAGACAACTTAGATGTACTCATAGCCACAGCTAAGAACAACAACATGGAAGAAGCTATATCTTTCCTGATGGACCTAAAGAGATTGTCTGCTGTTAGCAGCTACCTTAGTTCATTCGTAGAGGGTATCGACACCTTCACTAAGGGTGATGGGTTCCTACACGTAGGTCTAACACAGCATATCACTGCTACAGGTCGCTTCTCTGGTCGTAACCCTAACATGCAGAACATGCCACGAGGCGGTACATTCCCTGTTAAGCGTGTGTTTATATCACGATGGGAGGGTGGCCATGTGTTAGAGGCTGACTTTGCTCAGTTAGAGTTCCGTGCTGCAGCATTCTTAGCACAGGATGAGACAGCTATGCATGAGATTGAGACAGGGTTTGACGTACACAGCTACACTGCAAAGGTTATCACTGATGCAGGGCAGAAGACATCACGCCAAGAAGGGAAGGCCCATACGTTTGCACCTCTCTTTGGGGCTACAGGGTATGGTAGATCAAAGGCAGAAGAGGCCTACTACATACACTTCATTGAGAAGTATAAAGGTATTGCTGCATGGCATAAGAACTTGGCTGATGAAGCAGTACGGTTTAACAAGATAACAAACGTATCAGGGCGACAGTATGCTTTCCCTGATGTTAAGCGCAACCAGCGTGGCGGTGTGTCACACTTCACGATGATCAAGAACTACCCAGTACAAGGCTTTGCTACAGGTGATGTTGTCCCTGTTGTGCTAATAGAATTAGAGCAGCGGTTGAATCATCTACAGTCGTGCTTAGTTAACACGGTACATGACTCAACAGTTGTAGATGTACACCCAGAGGAGAAGGATGAAGTACTACAGATCATTGACGATATGAACGAAGGATTAAACGATCTCATAGAAAAAGCCTATGGTGTCGTAATGAATGTACCGCTTCTATTAGAATCTAAGATAGGCCCGAATTGGCTTGACGTAGATGATGTATGACGGTATAACTCAGGCTCTTAAACACAAATCTCATGGAGAATAATATGAGTAATGAACTATCAGGCGGAACTCAACTATTAATCGCAACTGAACGTGGACAATCCTTAGCAGAACTAATGGGTGTCAGCGAGAAGTCATCTAAGCCAGCAGGTCCATCCCTTGCACGTGTCAACGTAGTTAGCACAGCACTCAAGGGTGAGATCGACGTTGCAGGTAAGAAACTAAAGACAGACGTTGTACCTGTAGGTGCTTACAAGATCACACATGGTGATGATGTATTCTATGCTACTAACGTAGACATCCGTATCTTTGCCCAGCGCCAACAGTGGCAACGCTGGAACTCTGCTACTAACGAGATGGAGAAGTCAGTCATGGCTACTAATCTCAATGGTGACATGCAGGATAGCGTAGGTGGATTCAACCTAGGTCGCCCTAGTGGTTACATTGAAGACTTTAATGCGCTACCTGAGAAGACTAAGGACATCATTCGTACTGTTAAACGAGTGAAGATCTTTATGGGGCTGCTGTCTGTGGATAACCCTATGGATGAAGCAGGTCAGCCACTTACATCTATGCAGTTTCAGGATGTACCATTTGTAATGGATGTTAAGAACCGTGATAGCCTTAAGAGCATCGACGGTGCACTAACTCTACTACAGCGTAAGAACCTATTACCAATCATGTCTACTCTTGTGATGGGTGGTGAAGAAGCCTCTATCCCAACAGGTGCCACGTATGGTGTAAGTACTGCTAAGGTTGGCACTACCGTTGAACTGTCTGATGCAGACAACGAAACGCTTAAGGACTTCTTAGGCTTCATTGAGTACAACAATGGAAAGGTTATGGATCTACATCATGATCGGTCTGACACCAGCCTGAGTGCAGAAGATGCCGCACTTGTGGGTTCCATTATTGATGTGGATGCTGAATAATGAATCATCCTGCAGAATTAGCTATCTTTACGTTCCTACAGAAAGCTATGGCAGGTGAGTCTACAATGTCAAAGGAGGTGGCTGCTAAGGTCGCCTCCGATGTAGAGGCAGCGTTGTTTAAGCAGTTTGATAGCGGTCCCCGTGATGCATTCCGCTTACGTATGTCTAACATTGGTAGACCCAAGTGTCAGCTATGGTACGATAAGAATGAGCCAGAGGGTAAGACACCCTTCCCACCACACTTCCTGATGAACATGATCCTAGGTGATATTGTTGAAGCAGTATTCAAGGGCATCATGAGGGCAGCTAAGGTGGACTTCGATGACAATGATTATGTCACACTCAAGTTAGGTAACGGTAAAGAAATCCGTGGTGAGTATGACATGGTGTTAGATGGTAAGGTTGATGACGTTAAGTCTGCCTCACCTTGGTCCTACCAGAATAAGTTTGCATCCTTTGATGCGTTAGCTACAGGTGATAGCTTTGGGTACATCCCACAGCTTGTAGGCTACGCAGAGGGCGCAGGTAAGGATGTTGGTGGGTGGTGGGTAGTCAACAAGGCTAACGGTGAGTTTAAGTACGTCTCAGCAGAGGGTGTCGATAAAGATGCTGTACTAAAAGACATCGAAGACCTGACGGATTACATCGACAATGATGAACCCTTTGAGCGGTGCTTTGAGCCTATTGAAGAAACATTCTACCGTAAGAAGACAGGCAACACTAAGCTTGGTGTAGAGTGTGGGTTCTGTGCGTTTAAGCACAAGTGTTGGCCTACACTACAGACACTACCATCGCCTAATTCTAAGGCTAAGAACCCGCCTATGATTGACTACATTTCTATAGGAGAACCTGATGGGTAAAAGAACGACAAAGAGGTATCACAACTCTAGTCGGTATCGCAGTGGTCTTGAGAAAGAGGCCGCTGCTTTTTTAACTCCACGACAGAGTGTTGTTAAGTACGAGCTACTAAAGATAGAATGGGAAGACCTACGCTATCGTAAGTATACACCTGACTTTGAGCTAGATAACGGCATTATAGTTGAGACAAAAGGTATCTTCGATAATGAGGACAGACGTAAGCATGTTGCAATAAAGACACAACACCCTGAGTTAGACATACGGTTTGTGTTCAGCAACGCTAACGCTAAGTTATACAAGGGTTCTAAGACACGATACTTTGAATGGTGTGATAAGAATGGTTTCATCTGGGCACACAGAGTTATACCTGAGGCTTGGTTGACAGAGCCAGGCGCTAGGGCTAAAACAGATAAGATAGTACTTAAAACTAAAAGGAAAGACTAATGGCTAAGTGGAATCTAGAACGACAGTTAGAGCACCCTAAGATGCCTAAGCAGCATGAATATGAAGAACATGAGGCTTATGATGATGTAGAGCAACCACAGCACTACAACCAATCTAGCGTTGAATGCATTGTAGCTATTGAGGCTATGACAGAACAGATGTCTAGTCGTGTTGCCCCTCACGCAGCTAATGTCCTTAAGTATCTGTGGCGACATGAGTACAAGAACGGTGTAGAGGATCTAGATAAGGCTATGTGGTATCTAAGACGACTACGAGGTCGTTACGTAGGAGAAGAAGGATGAGTGATAAGTCCTTTAGTGTTACTGCTGTTGTTACTGTAGATAGCAATAATAACTTACTATCATCATACGAAGACTCACATGAGGACGACATGAGAGACTTGATCACAGATGTTTTCTATGATGTAGATGACGTTACAATAACTAATGTATTGGTAAAGGAGAGACCATGACACAAAAGACTAAAGAGCACTGCTTAGAGGAGTTCATCTGTGCCTTCAATGGATCACTTGATGCACGTCTGTGGATTAACTTGATTAAAGAAGAGTTAGCAGAGGAAGAGGCAGAACAGTACGGTACAGAGGCGCACCTAAAAGAAGTGGCTGATCTGATGTACGTAGTAGAGGGCTTTGATACTGTCGCACCTGATAGCCTACTAAACGTAGTGTCACCTGATGAGTTAGATGACTGGATGGCACTAATGGCTGCAGCTAATGAAGCGATAGAGTTCTCAGATGGGTACTACGAAAAGAACCACTTGTACCAAGCCTTCTTGTTAGTACATGAAAGTAACATGTCTAAGTTAGGCGAAGATGGTAAACCTATCCTACGTGAAGACGGTAAGGTTCTCAAAGGACCAAACTACAAGGCACCAGACTTGAGCCACTTACTATGACACCTGAGAATAACACACACGAAATACTAATGAACTTACTTGAGAAGGCTATGAAATGAGCAACCAACTACCTACAGACTATCAGTCATTCATCCACAAGTCACGCTATGCTAAGTACCACGAGGGTCTTGGCCGTGAGTCATGGGATGATACAGTTACACGTTTCTCTGATAACATCATTGGTGACAAAGTAGACGCCGCAACTAAGTATGATCTAGAACAAGCTATCCTAGGCCTAGAGGTGATGCCCTCTATGC